CGCAGAAGTTCCAGCAACTACAGTATCTATAGTTAATTCTTGGGTACAGAATGCTTCAGGGGATCAATACACAAGTGCAGGAATAGAGTTACTTACTAACTTCCCACCTTCAAGTACTAATACTGCTGTTCAGTTTTCAAATACTTCTAATGGTAAGACAGTTTATTTAGTTGTTAAAAGAAAGTTTGGCAGACCTACTGCTGAAACAGATGATTTATCTACTGCTTGTTTCTTAGAAGATTCATACCACCAAATAATTATGATTGGTGCAGTAGCTGACATTATGGGTGCAACAGATGTAGATGCTTCAACACAGGAATTTATTACAGAGAAACTATCAGCAGAGAACTATCCTATTGGTTCTGGAGAGAGATTAAGAAATGCTTTACTTAGACTAAGGTCTTTGTTAATTGATGAAGCAAGAGGTGATTTAAGGTCTTTATATCCACAAGCAGTTGCAATAGGTAACATTAATTACAGTGCATAATGGCTGTATTACCTTCACCATCTAATACATCTGAACCACAGGCACAAGGATTTGAAGCTAACTTAGATGACTTATTCCTAAGATTTGCTGTTGGTCCTGGCAGACAAATGAATATTAATACTGCTCCATTACAGGCACAAGCTATACAAACATCAGAAACTCCAGAAGATTTCCAACAAGAGTTTGGTCAGATTTATTCAAGAACTGATTTCTCTGGTGGATCTGGATTAGATAAAGCACATAAAAGAAATGCTAGTGAAATGGATTTCTCTAGGTTCTGGGATAGTAGTGGTATTGATGTTTTTAGTGGTAAAGCTGTAGGACAGGAATACAAAGTATCTTTACTTAATTCAACAGAGGAAGTTACTACTTCTTCTGAAACAAATCTTTATGCACAACAGCTAGATGGAACAATATTTTATGCTGATGGTGCTGTTCTTAAAAAGATAACTACTCCATTAACAGGTAGTACAAGTACAGATGGTACACCAAGTGCAGGTAATGATATTACTGGGTTAGCTATTATGGGTAATCAGTTATTCATTGTTGCTAATGGTGTTGTTTATCAGAGAACATCTGCAGGTACTTATGGAAGTTATAACTCTGATAATACTTACAGCAGACTATGGGCTGCTAAAGGAAGATTAATTGCATCAGATACATCTGGAGTTCTTTATGAAATAGAACCATCTTCTTCATCAGCAGGAGCTGATAATACTATTCACTCACTTAGGAATGGTAGAAGTTGGACAGATGTCTGTGATGCAGGTGCAGTTGTACTAGCTACAGCAGATGATGGATATATATATTCTTTAACAGATGAATCATCAAATCTAACTCTTAAAGGTCAAACCTTTATTGAAGGTGAAGTACCTAATGCAATAGATGCAGCACAAGGTTTAATATTTTATGGTACTTATGAAAACACTGCTAGTGGAAAGATTGGAAGATTATATAGAGCAGAGATTACTAATGCCAACAGTTTGTATGTGTTAGTTAATGCACAGTTAATTAAACAATGGGGTGATGGTTCAACTACTTTGGATCAAGCACCTTACAGTATTATTTCAACAAGAGATAGTATCTATACAGGAATAAAAGATACAGCATCTAAGACTAACTTATGGAGATACTACTTACCTACTGGTGGAATAGCTAGAGATTTAGAATTTGCAGAAGGTGGAATAGTAAAAGGTCTTACAGTATTTTCTGATAAGTTATTTGCAACTGTAAGTGGTGGTGGAATATACAGAGAAACTTCTAACTATGTTTTATCTGGTTACATCATTACAGCATTAGGAGATTTCTTTACATCAGAAAAGAAACAGTGGGTTGGAGCTAAATTAAATACACAAGATGTAAGTTCAGGTACAGTTCAGCTATCTACTTCAACGATTGCAACAGATATAAATGATAGTTCATCTGCTACTTGGCAATCACAAGTAACACTAAACTCTGGTACTGGTGGAGAAGAAGAAGTTATGACTTTAGTTAGTGGTAGATGGATTGCAGGAAAGATAGATATAACAACAGATGACCAAGCACAATCTCCTGGACTACTTTCATTTGCTATAAGAGGTTTCCAGTTGGTTAATGACTTGGTTGTAGATATACCAGTTAATATATCAGATCAAATAGAAAGACCATACAGAAAAAGAATTAAGGTTAATGGACAAGGTGAGTTGGTGTATCAAGCACTTAGAAATAAAGAAGGAAAGAATGTTCAATTAGAGATATACAGACCAGATACATTATTAAGAGGTATAATAGAAAATGTTAGCAGTCCTATTGAAGAAATATCTCCAAGAGGTTCTGTAACAACTTATTGTCTAGTAAGATTTAGAGGTAGTAAGGTAATACAAATATCTACTGCTGGAGAAGGGTTAGGTATAGCATTACTAGGAAGTGGAAGATTAGGATAGAATGACAGCACAAGAAACTAAGCTATTTAATGCTTTTGAAAGTACACTAACATCAACAGTTGGTGCATCAGGTTTAGATTTTGTTGTTAATTCTGTAACTGCACCTACTGCAGTTACTTTAGCTGCACCATTTTATATAGTTTTAAATCCAGATAGCTCAACTAACAGAGAAGTTATACTTGTTACTTCAGTTAATACAGGAACTAAAACTTTAACTTGCGATAATATAAACAAAAGATTTTTAGATGGTTCAGCAGCTAGTTCAGGATTATCACACGCATCTGGTTCTGTTGTCAGAATGTCGCCAGTAGAACAACACATAGAGGACTTAAACGACAGAGTAGATACCATAATCAATGAAGCAGGTACAGCAGTTAATACTTCTTTATTCTTAGATGAAGATGATATGTCCACAAACTCTGCTACTAAAGGTGTAACACAGCAATCAGTTAAGGCTTATGTAGATACTAAAGTTACAGCAGAGGATTTAGATACAGCAGGTAACTCTGGTACAGGTTCAGTAGATTTAGATTCACAATCATTAACAGTATCTGGTGATGGAACAATACTTACTTCTACAGCTAGTGGTCAAGGAATAACATTTGCTATTGCAGATGCAACTACTTCAGCAAAAGGTGCTGCAAGTTTCTCATCAGATAACTTTGCAGTTTCTTCTGGTGCAGTAACTATTAAGTCTGGTGGTGTTGATCTAACAGCAGAAGTAACAGGAACATTACCTGTAGCTAATGGTGGAACAGGTGCAACTACTCTTACAGATGGTGGTGTGTTATTAGGTTCTGGAACAGGTGCTATAACAGCAACAGCAGTTTTAACAAATGGACAACTTCTTATTGGAGATGGAACAGGAGATCCAACAGTAGGAACTCTTACTGGTGGTACTAATGTAACTGTTACAAATGGTGCAGGTTCTATTACTATCGCAGCTACCGATACTAATACAACTTACTCTGCTGGAACATTATTAGATTTAGCTACTACAACATTTAATGTAGATTTATCTGAAGCAGCAGAAGCAGCTATTGCTGATGGAGATTATGTAATGTTCTTAGATGGTGGTGCAACAGGTACAGCAGCTAAAGAAGCTATAGGAGATATAGCAACACTATTTTCAGGAGATGGATTACAAGCATCTAGCTCTGTTATGTCATTAGACCTTAAATCTAATGGTGGTCTTGTAATAGAATCTAATGAAGCAGCAGTAGATTTAGGTGCTAGTTCAATAACAGGAACACTTGATGAAACTGATGGTGGTACTGGGCTTACAAGTTATACAGCAGGTGATGTAATTTATGCTTCTGGTAGTAACACTCTTGCTAAATTAGCTAAAGGTTCTGCTAATGAAGTCTTAACAATGAACTCTGGTGCAACAGCTCCAGAATGGGCAGCTGCAACAACAGGTGATATTACTTCTGTAGTAGCAGGAACAGGTTTATCTGGTGGTGGAACTTCTGGAGATGTAACACTTAATGTAGCTAGTTTAGCAGTTGCACAAGGTGGTACTGGTGCTACTTCTTTCGCTGACAAAGCAGTAATTATTACACAAGATACAGGAACAGATACATTAGCAGCAGCAGCTATGGATGCAAATGGTGAACTACTTATTGGTGGTACATCTGGTCCAGCAGTTGCAACATTAACAGCAGGTACAGGTGTAACAATAACAAATGCAGATGGTTCTATTACTATTGCTGCTTCTGATGTTGGAGATATAACAGGTGTAACAGCAGGTACAAACCTTAGTGGTGGTGGATCATCAGGTGCTGTTACAGTAAACTTAGCTATTGATAGTGAAGTAGCTTTTGCAGACCAGGTTGCAAGTGCAGTAATATTAAAAGATTATTCAGAAACAGAACAAGCTGTGTCATCAGCAGCAGCATTAGCTATTAATTTAGCTAATGGTAATACTGGTACTGTAACACTTGCACATAATGTAACAGATATAGATTTTACAAATGTACCTACTGACATAGCTACATTTACTTTAGTAGTAACACAAGATGGTACTGGTTCAAGGACTATGGCAATTAACGCAATAACTGTTAATGCTGACAGTCATCAAACAGCAAAGACTGCTGGTGGTGCAGGACTAACACTATCAACAGCAGCAGCAGCTATAGACATACTTACATTTATGTTTGTAGATGAAACACCATATTTATTTAGTCAGTTAGCTTTTGCGTAATGTCGCCACTAGGTGCAGCTAGAGCAGTAATCACAAGTGGTGGAGCAGATGTCAAAGGTTCATTAATATTATTACAAACTCAAACTGCTAGTAGCTCCCTCTTAGACTTTGAAGCCTTAGAACAAAGTACATACAATGTTCACTTCTTTACTTTTACTGATATTAATGTAACAACACAGACAGAGTTTGGTTATAGATTATCTGATGATGGTGGAACATCTTATGAAACAAGTTATGCTTTTGCTAATCAAAGAGGTTACGCAAGTGGTACTTTTGCAGAGAGAAAGAGTGAAGATCAAGCAACAGCAAGACTAGGTGGAGATATAACAACAGATTCTAATTCTGTTTTCAATGGTTATATGTATTTATATGATGCAGGAGATAGTAATAAATACACATTCTCTACAAGTCAATGTACTTTTGTGCAAGGTACAACTTATACAATGGAGTTTGGTTCACAAGCATATACCACTGCTTCTACAATTAATGGTATTAGATTTGGTGAAGGTGTTTCAATAGCAGCATTTACTTCTGGAACAATCTCTTGTTATGGGGTAAAGGAATCGTAATGGCTACTAATTTACAGTTTATAAAAGAAGTAAGTGGCACTAATGTAACAACTCTTTCAGTTACTGATTGTTTTGGAAAAGGATATGATGTTTACCAAATTACTCTTAGTGCTGAAAGTAATTCAACTGATGGTTATTGGGGATTGCAACTTATAGATAACTCTGGCTCAATAATAACTGGAAGTGAATATGATGAAGCAGTTTTACTTATGAGGTCTTATGATAGTTTTATAGATAATAGGTCTAGTACAGCTTCAATGGTTTCTGTTGGCTATGACCAAGATATTGGAGCTTCAGCAACTTTATATATTTACAATCCTGATGATAGTGGAAGTTATACATTTAGTACTTTCCAAGCTGATGGAGGAACATCTAGCTCTCAATTAATTGGCACGAAAGGAATATTTGTTCAGCATACAGCAGAGGTAATTTCTGGAATACATTTTAAAATGTCAGCAGGAAGTAATGATTTTAATTATATTAATGTATCAGTTTATGGAGTTAAATAATGGCAGGTAGTTTAGTTTTAGTTGATAGCGAAACAGTATCAAGTGGTGTTTCAGCAGTAACTCTCACAGGTATTGATAGCACTTACAATGTTTATATGGTTGCATTTAGTAATATTTTTGCAAGTGCAGATGATGATATGCAGATTAGAGTTACTACATCTGGTACTGCTGATAGTGATAGTGAATATGATTGGGCAAGTAAAGATTTAAAAACAAGTGGCAGTTTTGGTAACACTTATGCAACAAATGAAAATAATATTGATTTTTCAGCAGGTATTGGTACAAGTGGAACTAATAGCCACAATGGTATTTTATATTTATTTAACTTTAATAATTCAAGTGAATATTCTTTTATAACACACGAAAATGTAACAACTAGAGATGATAGTAGTGATGAACTTTTTGGTTTTCAAGGTGGTGCAGTTCACACAGTTGCAGAAGCTAATGATGGTGTACAATTTTTTTTAACAGGTGGTAACAATATAGCAAGTGGAGAATTTAAGTTATACGGACTTAAGAAATAATATGCTAGGATAGGAGAGATATGGCATTAAAAACATTAGAACAATTTACAGCAGAAGCTCAGACAGAGATTGATGCAAAGAAAACAGCCAATGGTGGTGATGGTATGTTTGCTCAAGTCAATAATGTTAGAAGTGAGTTTACAGATGCAGAGTATGACCAAGCTGTAACTGATATAGCCAACTATAAATTTGATGATCAAAATAATGGTTATAAAAGAAAAAGACAAGAGGAATACCCTAGTATTCCAGACCAGTTAGATGACATCTATCACAATGGAATTGATGGTTGGAAAGCTACTATCAAAACAACTAAGGACAAATACCCAAAACCTAGTTAATCCTTAATCGTATGATACAATCGTGTCTATGGATTATTTAATAGGGTTTTTAATAGGATATTATATTCGTAATTTCTTTAGATACCTAAAAAAGTTAGCTGATTACAGGGTTATTGAGGACTTTGAATCCGAATGGTTAATAGAAGATGATGTTGAATAATTTAATCTGTTTTAAAATAGATATATGAACGGAAATATCAAGATAAATCCAAGCCAGATATTACAAGGTGGATTAGCAGCCTTAGTTGCTTGGTTGTTTAGAACTGTACAAACATTAACCAATGAAGTAGCAGTATTAAAAGCAGAAATTACAAATGCTAATGAAAGATTAGCCGAAGTGCTAACTGTTATCAGTGGAATATCAGGAGAAATCACAGAGATTATATGGAAGATAGGTGGATAATGGAATGCTGTGGTAATTGCAACTGTGGTGGTAGATGAAATACTATTATGCTGTAGATGTAATCAAGATAGTTGATGGAGATACAGTAGATGTCAGAATTGATTTGGGTTTTAACCATAAGGTTTAGAAAATGAGCTGTAAATGTGGATATATATGTTGCAGTTGCTCACTGCACTGTAAAACAAACAAGGAGAAAAAATGAAACTACAAGTAGTAAGAACACAATTCGGTAAAGATGCAACTAATGGTTTGTTATTTATTGATGGAATATTTGAATGTTATACATTAGAGGATCAGTACCAAGCAGTAAAGGTAATGCACGAAACCTGCATACCTGAAGGTACATACGATATAAAGTTTAGAAAGACTGGTGGATTCCACGCTAAGTATTCAGCTAGATATAAGAATGCACACTATGGTATGTTACATTTACAAGATGTACCTGGCTTTCAATACATACTTATACACACAGGTAATACAGATGAACATACATCAGGTTGCCTGATCTTAGGAGAAACACAACAAGACTTAGATATAAACTTTAATGGTATGGTCGGAAGTTCAGCTGTAGCGTACAAGAAAATGTATGCGAAGGTAGCAAATCAATTACTACAAGGTAAGGAAGTTACCATAGAATATAGCAAGATAGACTTAGATGGTAAAGAATTAAGTAACACTGCTAGTCCAGATTTCATTAAACCTGATAGTGTTTATGAGAAACTCCAAGAGATTAGTGGGGAGATTCAAGTTCTCTCTGCTAAACTTGATGGAAAGGACATAATATAATGTTTGAGAAACTAAAAAGAGCAAGAAACCAAGAGGGTAAGTTCAAGAAGGACTTATGGTGGACTCCTTGGAACGATTCGTGGGAGTATACATTGAGCGAAGAGCTTAAAGATATGATTGAAAGAACTGCCTGGACCTTCATTGAAGCGTTCATTGGTGCATTAACAGTTGCACCTTTAGTAGGTGTAGATGCTGGAGCACTCCAGTTAGCTGCACTTGCAGGTGGTGGTGCTGCATTAGCAGTTGTCAAGACATACGCAAAAAAACAAATAACTAAGTAGCAGATTTAGTCATTCCACCTGTCTATAATAGTCTTAACAGGAAGGCTGCATATGACAGATGAATTAGGCAATAACTACTACAAGTCTGGTTGGCAACCATCAATAGAATTTGATGAAGAAACTGGCAAAGGTGAGATAACTTATGTTGGTACTGATCCAGACTACAAGAATAAGTACGACTCAATCCTAGAAGATTGGGGGTTTGATCCCAAATATTACACAATAGAAGGTACAGTTCGTGCTAGTTCTTGGAACACACAGCTCAAGGGTGGCGAAACAGCCACCTTTTTTGCATTTAAAGGGATAGTAAAGAGGAAGAATCCTGCATTAGATGAGTACTTTGATGAGCTATGCAAGATATATTTAAAGAAACCTAAGCTAAAGAACACTAAGTTTGGTGGTGATACTGCCTTTATATGGACAATGGCTGACTGGCAGTTAGGAAAAGCAGACTATGGGGTAGAGAATACCCTTAAACGCTACGAGGAAGCCCTTATAGAGGGGGTTAACCAGGTCAAGGCACTGCGTAAGGGTGGAACAGAGATAAATGAGGTATTTTTACTAGGATTAGGAGATTTAACAGAGAACTGCGACCAATCTTTCTATTCATCTATGCCATTTAACATAGAACTTACCCTATCACAGCAATATAAACTAGCAAGACAGCTAATTATGCAGACAGTTGATACATTTCTACCACTTGTGGACAAGATTACACTCTGTGGTATAGGTGGTAATCACGGAGAGATGACTAGATCTGGTAAAGGACAGGTATTATCTGATAGATTAGACAACTCTGATATGATGCACTTTGAAATAGTCAAAGAGATAATGAAACAAAACCCTAGATATAATAAAGTAAAGGTTATTTTACCTACTGACTACCACCATTTACTAGAGATTAAAGGTAAAGCTGTAGCTATAACACACGGACATATGACTACAGGTGGTGCAGGTCCAGAAGGTAAGATAATGAAGTGGTGGCAAGGACAAATGTTTGGTTGGTTGCCTAGTGGTGCTGCTGAAATCTTAATTACAGGTCATTATCACCACCCAAGAATGCTTAAACAAGGTAAGAGAACTTGGTTTCAGTGTCCAAGTATTGATTCAAGTAAAGATTTTACTGCAAGAACTGGTATGTGGAATGATCCTGGTGTCTTAACCTTTACGATAGATAAGAATGGTTGGAGTAACTACAAGATAGTTTAAGCATTACCTGTTAGATGAATACATTTATGTAGTTCTTCAGTAAATTCTTCGCCACAATCCTCACAATTAAAAAGATAATCGTAAGTGTTTGTCATTTGTAATCATCACAAGTTTCTTGAAAGCAACACTTGTCAGTATCTTGTAACATAACGCAACAACATTTATAAGTATCACCATAATTACACCACCTTATTAAACCTATTGTACTCATTCTTCTTCTTGTACTTCTTCAACAACTAAATCAAAATCAATATGTGTAGGTTTTTCTACTTCAACATTTTGAAAACAACCTTTACTATCAACTAGAATTTTTATCTTTATCATTCTTCTTCTCCTATTTTACCTAAGTCCATATAGCCATTGATTTGTGCATTCCAAAGATAATGTATTGAAGAAATATCTTTTTCTGCCATTTCTTTAGCTCTTTCTAAATCATCAGCAAGATATTTCTTATGCCCAATAATCTGTATGTTATAAGTATTCATTATTCTTCTTCTTCTGAAGGTGTAACAACTAACTCTACATTAGCCATTATCCCTAGCAGTTGAACTTTCCCAGCTTTATTAATAATAGAATGTTCTTTAAAGATTGGGCTACCACCTTGTGTCTGACCATTAGGTAGTGCAATCTCTGGTGTCTTTCTATTTAATAGTTCCTTTAATAGAACTACTGGGTCTGCTTCATTAACTGATAAATCACTCATTTATCCTCCTTATTATATTTATAGTTTATTACACAATCTAAAATCTGTTTACCAACTATAGGGTGTACGCAGTTTCTTAAAACTTGAGCTGGATCGTGGTTGTTTTCATAATAAATATTTTTATCATACTGTATTCCTAACCAATCTTTTAAATTTTGTAATTGTTCTTTGTTGCTAAGTTTTATAAAGTTATGTGGACTTTTAACTTCATCAGCTTTAAATTTAAAATTACTCCAAAACAAATGCCTTCCAATTTTATGGCCAGGTTTAATTAATGGTTCATAATAGGGAACTACATTTTCTACAATCCAATATGATTTACAAAAGTTTTGTAAAAATATTATTTCTTCATATAGTTTTAAATCAGGATATTTTCTTACCTTGTGTCTAGTTGCTTTTACCATTCTTGAATGGCTTTGACAAGGTGGACTAGACCAAATAAAATCATATTGTTCGTAATTATTTATTAAATAACTGTGTGCATCATCAACAATTACATCATCATTAGGATAAAATTTTTTGTATTGTTCAGCTATTTTATCATTATTTTCTATAGCAGTAACATCAACATTTTTCCAAAGTTTTCTGTTCCCACCTAAACCTGCGTAAAGATTAAGTATTTTCATATCTTCTTTCCATACTGTTCATATAAATAACCTACCTCTTTTAGTATTGGTTCGTTGTTTTCAAAGGCTGTTGTTTCTGGTAACTCTCTTACCTGTTTCTATTGCTTTATCATAGTTAGCTATTAGTTTTGATCTCTCTATTAGCCAAGGGTTATAATGCTTATCTCTTGATTTAATCTCTATAAGATATTTATTATTCTCACAATCATAGTAAGAGTATTGGTCATCACATTTCTCTAGCTTATCCATACTAGGATAAGTCTTATTGAGTAGTGTTATAATTTCTTCTTCTGTCAATTAACTACATCTTTCCATATCTCTAACAAATTTTCATTTACATCTGTTCCAAATCCAAATCTAAATAAATCTTGTGCAGCTTCAAGTGTGCTACCTGTTCCACACATAGGATCGTAAACTAAATCTCCATAATCAGAAGTAACTAGAATACATCTCTTTAATAATTCTTTTGGAATTTGGTTAGTGTAATTCTTTTTATCTTTACTAACATTCTTTACCATATTTATTTCCCACCAATCGTAAAGATGTGTACCATTCCTACCACTTTCAATTAATTTTTTTATCCTTTTATCATTAGGATTTTTATAAGGTTGAGTTACCCTATCAATATATATCTTTGGATTATCTTTGACTAACCAGGCAACTGTCCTTGTGGCTCTAGTAAATTTGCTTTTACTATGACCTATATTGGTAGGGAATACCCATTGAATAAACTGCTGAACATTCCATCTACTTT